ATCACAGCATTCGCTTACAGCGTTGACTGCTGATAAAGAATTCAAATCATATGATGACTTGAAGGCTCGTCTTGATAAAGTGTTGGGTGCTACTGATGTACCTAAGACTACTGTGGAGACTCTGAAGGCTGCACCTAAGAAGGCAGTAACAGCAGATATCTCAGAAGATGAGACAGATGAGGATTTGGCTTACTTCTCTAAGTTGGCTGAAGATTAAAGAATCCCATGCAAGTGCAGACCCCGCTTCGGCGGGGTTTTTTATTGGTTAAACAACTCTAGTTGAATTGTATATCGCTCTTTGGAAAGTTTCTTCCATATTACGGACAGATGGCATAGCAATCTTTCTTTGTTGTGTTTGAGATTTATTCACAACATTCTTATTCGTAACTGTTGAATTGGCTGGTGCACTAACAGCCTGTAAATTCAATTTCATATTTTCATTTGTCTTAGCAGAAACGGCAGCCGATGTTGGTGCTGCTGGTACAGGTGCTGCTGTATTGGATGGAACAAGATTGTTTTTACCAGTACTACTCGTAGATGCAGCCGGTGAAGTTGTAGTAGAACCTGTTTTTGGTTTTTCTGGTGTTGCAGCAGACTTCATTCTTTTGTCTGCTTCAATATAAGCAACCTTCAATAATTCTGGTGCTGGTGGTTTACCTTCTTTGTTTTTAAACTCAAATGCACCATGTTTGTCAACACCAGTTTTACTGAAACCTTGTTCGTTCATTATCTGTTCAACAACGGCTTGTTTTTTGGCGATAGCTTTAATGATTTCAGCTGTGCCATCTCCTCTATTGGCATTCATAGTTGCTTCACCTTCTATGGATGAATCTAAAGGACCTCTTTGTGATTGATTCAATCGTTCTTCACCCAATGCAACAGCTTCATCACCACCCAAGTCTTGTAATCTTTGTTGTTCGGCCTTAACCAACATAGCAGTACTACCAAAGATTGCAGCAGATATAGCGGCAATCAAAGCGAATGGTGATGCCAATGTTGCCAACCATCTAAACAATGATGTGTCTTTTAACCACTTAAAGCCTTCAATGGCTTTATCAATCATATCTTTAACACCTTCCATTGCTGCAGCAATCATCGCCTTGACCTTCTCAAGTATATCACCAAACATATTACCACCTTCTTCTTGTTTTACAGGTGTTGCAGTTGGTCCTTGTACTTTGACACCTAAGGCTTTGAGTAAATCTTTATGGCGTCTATCATCTTCATGTTTTTCACCTTCTCGTAGATTATTTTCTTTCTCTCTTAAAACCATATCATCTTCATGGCTTCTATGTAAGAAGGTCAATATATCTTCCAATACGGATGTCATTCCTGTAGTATCTTCACCGCCAGGTAAAGCACCAATCTTTTTATTTCTACTTGTTACAGGTCTAGCACGACCAGCAAAGAACTCAATATCTTTTCTAGAACGACCTAACATCTTACCAACGATTGCAGGTCCTAGACGGGAGCCACCGGTCAAAAATTTGGCAATGTTAAGAGGATCAAATTTCTGTTTTATACCAGTTATTCTTGCTCGTGTCTTTAGTGAAATGGATTTGGCTAGACCGGAACCATAACCTTCACCCATAATGAGTTGGTCGGCTAAAACGGAAGAAAGAGACTGTTCTCTTATTCTTTTGGCTTGTTGGTAATTTAGTTTATCACTCATTTCTTTTGACCTTTAGCGATTAGTGCATTTGTTTCATTTGGTTTTGAAGTTGTGCCTTCTTCTGGTTTGTTTGTGTTCTGATTTACAATACTTAGATTCTGTTGATTCTCAATCTTCTGTTGTTGAGCATTCAATTCTTTTTTACCAGTAGCATTATATGTAGACTCATCATTCAATCTTTTACCAGATGTTGCCTGTGACTCTAACAACAAAGCTTTGTCTTTACGGTTCTTAATCCTAGTTTGTAAACCTTTTTCATTTCCTGGATGATTTCTCAGATAAGTTGCAAAGGCAGTACCAATATTCTGTAAATCAAACTCGGTCATTTTATCAATGAATTCTTCTGGTGTCTGTGCCGTTGAAGAACTTTTCAAAGCGGCACCTTCCATAGTTTTACCATATTGAATTCTACGGTCTGCCATGTAACCAACAACTCGTTCATCACTTGCTATATTTGTTGCCAAACTCTTGGCCAAATCAACTCGTAGTGGTTTTAGGATGGTTCTATCATACCATGCTAGTTGAGCATCAAACAATGCTTGTGGATTATCATTGAATGCTTTTGTCCATTGTTCATCAAACTCTTTGGTGCCAGGTTTGGCAGTCATATTGAATTGTGGATTCTGTGCAGCAAATTGACCTGCTGTACCTGCAGCAGAATTCATACCAAATATACCATATGATGTGACACCAGGTTTTGGGTCATTTGGTACAATCTGACCACCTTTCTTGATGGCAGCGTCAACTGTCTTAGCACCTGTTTCACCCATTATAGAAATGCCTGCTGCACCTAGTATTAATGGTGCACCAATTTTGGCTGCTGTGACTGCACCTGCTGCAACTGGTGCGGCCACTTTACCTGCTGTTGATGCTGCTGACTTTACTCTCTCACCAATAGTTGGCTTAGGAGATGCAGTTGGTGTTGCTGGTGTTGGTGTTTCAACCTTTGGTGGTTGTGTTTTTGGTGACTCAACCTTTGGTGCTTCAGATGCAGTTTCTTTCTTAATGAAACGACCTTTCTCATCACGTGGTCTATCACCTTCTTTAACTGCGACCTTTTCTTTCTTAGGTTTCTTACTTCTTCTGGCAGTTAATGCCGTGATAATTTCTTGATTGCGTCTATCTTTCTCATGTTGTTGCTCTTCAATATGAGCATTAGCCATCTCTTGATTGAGTCTACGGTCTTCATCCATGATTCGCATAAACTTATAGATTTCACCCAATGTTTCTGTTGGGTCACCTGAAAATTTTGGGACAAGTTTTTCTGGCTTTTTGACAAATAGTTTTTTGACACCAGTTGCAACAGCTTTAGCACCACCAAGCACAGACTTACCAATACGACCCATGGCCATACTGGTTGCTGACTTCATTGTATTTTCTGATGGTGTTGCCATTTTACTTTCTTAGTTTTTCTTTTATTCTCTGGTTCTCTTCCTCAATATACTGAATCAACATAGCAACATATATGTCCCTTTCCCATGGCATCATATTTTCCAATTCAGTTAAACTGTACTTATGGTGTTGCATCAAAGAGAAATTAGTTTTGTAGTAATTTCTCAAATCATCATGGCGAAAGGTTATCCGAAAAAACTTTCTAGTCCCTCCACATCAATCGTGTGGTGGAAATTACACTTAGAACAGGTCATCTCAACTTTCTCTTTTAACTTTGGTAAATTATTAAAGAAGTTTTCAATCTTCATAAACTGTTCCTGATTCATACCTTCAACAAACTGTACCATTTCTTCAACTGGTGTCTCACTACCATAATAGAATTGTTCACCATCATAAATGTATTCAATACTTTGAGCCAGCATATTAAATGTAATGTCTGTATCATTTTCCATATTGATAGAATCTTTAACGATACCAAACTCTGGATACTTCATCTTAATCATTAGTTTGTCGGTCAACTGTATCTCAGGTGAAATCGTTTCGTCCATCTCAACCTTGACCTTAGTCAGATTCAAATTAGATTCCATCAAATTATTACACTCTTTACCTTCTACAACATTATTGCAACGATACTTAGAATCAATAATTTCACCAACAGACTTTGCTCTGAGGTTGATGAAGTAATATTCAACGTCAACGATAGGCAACTTTTCAATATCAACACCTTCAGTCAAGGTACAATTATAAAGAATGTCACGTATTGATGAATGTACAGAACCGGAATCATCCGACTCCATGGCCATCAATAAGTTTCTTTGTTCTTTAACAAGAAACGGTCGATAACGAATTTGTTTTTTGGAAACTGGTAATGTGATATCATATGTTGGCACATCAATTTTTGGTAAAGCCATAATAACTCCTTAAATAAATCAAAATATAGAATTGTTTCTCCAATAGGTATAGGCAAAGGTAACGGATAGTTTATGTACACCGTCATTATTCCAATCCAAATCTAATTGGTTCACAGAAACAGGAAATGCTTCAAACAAGTCAACTGAGTATGACAGTTTATTTGAAACATCATATTGGTTGATTGTAATGGTTGTAGAATATTCATCCTTGTATGCGTAGTTGTTGTTTAGATATGGGTTGATAAAATCAAACCAAGCATCAAACATATACTTTTGTTTCATATCATCATCAACTAAAAATGTGAGGTCGATATCTGTATATGATGTTAGGTGTGGATACTTTTCAATAGGACCATAAGTCTTTTGTTCGTGCATTTCAAATGTACGACCAGGTAAAACGGCATTCTCACACCTGTACATTAAACTTCTACTTGTGACTAGTGGTGTACCAAACAGAATAACCGGAACAGGAATAAGAACATCAAACCTACTAGGTCTGGCTAAATCTGTTGTAAAACTGGACTTGAAGTCACTAATTGAACCTGCCATTTATGAATTCCTTATTTCTTCTACTGATTCTTGCCACACTTCTTGTGGCTTGGCTTTCTTGAATTGTTGTATTGGTAAGAATACCGCAATATCCCATTCGTTGTGTTCGACCGAAAGAATCCTGGACTTAACATGGCTGTAGAGGTACTGTTTGATACAAGGTCTGAATTCTTTTAGTTTGGATGACGCATCCAACATCGGATACGTCACTCGGAGTCTCTTAATCTCATCCTCATCATTATAGATAGCATATGGTAACAATTTTTTGAGGAAAAGTATTCTATATCTAAGTGGTAAGTAATGTAGGTTGAGACCTATAAAACCATCAGGTGTTCTTTTAAGTGGTATAACCAGAGGAAATCTGTCATAATATGGCAACTCTGCCTTACCTTTTGGGTCATACACAAAAAAGTATAAACCACCCATCAAAAACTTTTGTCGGTCAGTTGGTCTTACCCAACGGTGTGTCTCTTTGGTCATCCGAGTAGACATTGCTGACGGATTTCTTAGAGCAACAATCTTTTGCATGAGCCATTTGTAAGATTCTCGACTATTTGTTTGATAGTTGAGTTCAGCTTTTTGTTCAGATAATGTAGTAAGTATTGATGGTTTTGTAGTCATTGGTTATTTAGTTAGAGACCTAGGTGGTCTTCTGTCATCAGCATGAACTTCCATCCACGGTCGAGGCAGTATTCGGTTGCTGCCTTCCATTTAGCCTGATTGACACCCCATGTAACAACTTCATTGATATATTGTTTAGTTACTCGTTTCTTTTTTTCTGGTTCTTGTGTTTGTTTCTTTGGTTTAACTTCAATCATCATTGTTTTAGTTGAACCATCTCTACCACGTGATTTGACCACAAAATCTGGAAAGTATCTGTGCATTCTACCATCTACTGGAGACCTGTAAGGAATGATTACCTCTTCTGAAGCCCACGATAATATGTCTGGATTTTTGTCGAGCCAGTTCATCACTCTACATTCCCATGAAGAGCGGTATATGATTTTTGTGTGGTCCCCAACATATTTGTGAGGATTAGTAGGTCTAAATGTTCCAGAATACGCCATAAATAGTATATATAACTTTTTTAAAGATAGAACAATGGGTTTTAAACTACAAGAACAAAAGTCTGATGGAACGTACCAGACTGTTGCCGATACAAATCAAAGTTCATATTACAATAGTGATTCTATAGGTACAGAATATGGGCCGGACAATACTCCTGTAAGTCCTAGTTTGTCCGACTCTCTTGCTACTGGACCATTAAGTGCATTATTTAAATCAAAATATAACTATGATAGATTGGGTTATCCAGCAGATGTAGGTTCTTCTGGTAAAGGACATATGGTACAATTTGATGTGTACAATACCAGGTCAACTAATATCAGCGATG